GTCGCTTTCATGGGAAACCACCCGTTGCACATCGCGCACTTGTATTCCCATTTCTGTAGCTTGGAAGGCCCGCAATAGGGCTTTCTGGCGGCGTTTCTTGCCTGATAGTTTGCGGGCCACCTTGTGAATGAACGCCGCAAGGTGCTTCGCAAGAACCCCCAGAAACGTGCCTCGGTCCATGTTCCCCCCGCTCTGGTTTTAGGCGGCTTTGGCACGATGCTCCTTGAACCAAGCCCTGATTTCCTTGTCCCCGTGAGGCATCGTCTTGAAGCAACGCTTGCGGTTGACGATGTTGCTGATGGTGGTGGAGGAGGCCCCCGTGTCCTTGGCGATGTCGCTATACTTCTCGCCCGCCTCACGTCGCTTGATGACGGCAATCACCGTGTCAGCGTTCACCCAATAGTGGGGCTTCCTTTCCTTCTCCTTGTCCAGCAGCGTTGGCGTGCTTAGGTCCATGTTCCGTGTGTGCTTGTTGAGCAGCATCCGAATGCTTCTCATTGTGTCCGATACGTTGAATCCGAGCATGGGTTCTGAAGATGTTGTCGTAGTTGTTTCTGTACGCTTCCGAGAAGCAGTTGCGTGGACTATCGCCTTTTCCGTTTTGAGACATAAAGAAGGATGAGTAAAAACCCAAACGCCATTCCGTAGATTTCAGGCTCAGGAATTACGTTCTTGGGTGGACGCTTTTCATATGGCTGCCAAGGGTCAGCTTGCGCGATGAGAGATTTCATTCAGCTTGCGTTCAAGCTCTCTGGCAAATTCGGCACTCACTTTCTCAACTGGTCCACATTGGAGTAATTTCAAAACCTCCCGGTCGGTAAGTGGCGTTGGTGATAATTTTGGTATCACTCCATCGCTTCCAGATGGGACCATCCGGGGTGGCGAGCTCAAGCTCGCGTTTGAAGGTGAAGGGGCAAACAGCTTCCGAAAGAATTTCATGTCTGGTGATGTCCTTGCAAGGCCACTCTACCCAAGCAAACAAAGTAAACCTAGGTCGCTTTTTCATCTATTCCTCCACTAATGAAAGGGTGTCGTTGATGGCGGCACGCACGGAGGCGGCTAGGTCCTCGGGCGACTTGTAGCCCCCGTCCCCGTATTTGATGATGGAGCGGAGGTGCTGGTCTAGGTCGTGCAGGGTGGACCATGCATCACCAGCGCGCACGGCACGGATGTGTTCCATGCGTTCCTCTGGCAGATTAAATTCAAGGACAGCCTTCATTTGGACTCCTCCTTAGCCTTGGGCTTGTTGCCCGTGACAGCCCAATCGTAGCACAGCAGGTAGCCGTGGGCGTCGATGATGTTGTCATCCTTGTGGGCGTGCACTTCACGGCTCATCTTCAAGAGCACCATCATCAGGATGGCCTCTTGCGGAGTGATGTCCCGCTTGAGGATGGGATGGAGCAAGCCGCTCCACATCTTCGCCACTTTGGCGTAATCGTCGGCAGGGTTGCCGTAGCTCTCGTTCCTGTCTCCCAGCACAAGCTGGGTGGCTTTGTCAGCGTTCGTCATTGTGTTCCTTTTTGTTCTTTGGTTCGTAGCAATCGAGACTCTTTGGAGCGGTGAATTGGCAGATAGGCAAGCCCATCTTTTTGGCATTGCTCTCAACGATGTCGGTGAGAGCTCGGAAGCAGCTAGGAAACTTGGCGCATCCGTCTCCCACGCAGAAGGTCATGTCCTTGTAAACCATCAGGAGCTCCCCCTGCTTTTGGCCAGCATCTCTTCGATTGCGGCCTTTATCGTTGGCCACTCGTAAGGGTCGATGGCTACTTTCCCGTAGCCCTCCATGTGTTGCTCCACGATGACAAACTCACCTGCCGCCTCATCCTCCAGATAGACATCGGTAGCGGCTTCAGCGAAGATGGGCTCGCCCTTGGGCGTGATGGTGAGCTTGGTCACTCTTGTTTCGTAGTCCATACGGCCTCCGCTACGGTTGGGAATTGAACTGTAAAGATTTCCTTGACAGTTTGAGCTACCTCTCGGTGCTCCTTCTGCGTACCCTCCGCGCAACGCTGCTCAAGGTAGTGAATCCAAGAGCGGACGTTGCCTGTCATGTACAAGGTGGTTTGCGTACAGAGTGGAAGAATCATGCGGGCTGTCTCCCTGCTCACCCCATACTGAAGCAATAGGTGATAGGCAAGGAAGGCTTCCTGAACTATTCCCGCAGCCATGCCCTCGTTGATGTCATCCTTGTACACCTCACCGCTGGCTTGCCTATTGGTTTTGTCCTGAAGGCGTAGTTCAAAGTCCTCGTAGTTTGCGCTCTGGGCATAGCGTTGACTGAACTCTTGGAAGGTGAAAGAACGATGGCGCAGAAGTTGAGCGGCTATGGCCCTGCTAGTAACTATCTCCACGGTCATGCTGGCCGTTTCAAAGATGGACCAATGCCCGTGCTTGACGCAGTAGCGCAGAAGCCTAGGAGCCGTCTCTACGTTAAGCTGGTTGGCTGGGTTGCTCACCCTAGCGCAATAGCTGATGAGCTCGTCTGCCGTGTTGATGCCATCCACCATTGGCTTGGTGACGGCTATTAGTTTTACGTTCATTGTGCCTTGGCCTTGGCGTATGCCTCCATGCGCTCCTTCTTTACAGCTGCCAGCTCAGACCTCAGCCTTGTGTTCTGCGCTGCCAAGTCGGCAGCGTCAGCCTCAGATGCAGGACGATTGGAACGAAGCTCTATGTTTTCAAACACAAGATGATCGTTCCTGTCCTTCAGCTTAGCGTTCTCAATGTCGAGACGAGTGGCTATCCGTTCAAGCTCAAGGCGCTCTTGATAGTCCCTATCAATCTGCTCATTGAGTTTGTCGATGTGCTCGGACACTACCTTGCGGTAGGCCGCGAAGTCGTCGGCTACGTTCACGGCTGCGCCTCCTTTCGTGCTGCATCGATGGCGTTGAGCGTGTCGGTGGATAGCTTGTCCACAATCGGAGCCGCCCAGTCTGGCACGAAATCGACCACGCCAATCGCGGCGATCTTTGCCCAACGGTTGAGTAAATCCCGCAGCGCGGCGTTTTCGGTCATTGCTTTGCCCTCATTATCTCTCCAGTAGATTGACCGCTCCTCCTCAATGAGCAGGTCAGCACGCAGCGCGGCGTTTTCGCGTTCCAGTTCTTGAGCGTGCTTAAGCATCGGCTCTGGCACGGCCTGAAAGCCACACCGAATTTTAACCGCGTCGGTTCTTGGCGTGCTCACGATTTGTCCTCCCTAAGCACCCACAGGATGCGATTGGAGAGCGCCTCATGGTTGGCCTCCGATTGCACGATGCGCTTCACTTCCTTCACCTGCTCGCGCAGGACAATGTTCTCGCGCTCAAGGCGCTTGGCCTTGTCGCGGAAGTATTCCAGAGAGCCGTCAACGAAGATGATGTTGTCGTCCATGTTCATTTCCTCAGGTTGAACTCAATGTTGTTGGTGTTCCGTTGGCCGTTGTTCTTCAGCTTCAGGTAGGTGTCAACGCCTATGGCGATGCAGCCCATGCCCGTGATGAAGACGATGGCGATAATCAGGGCGATGAAAGCGCCGTCATCAATCTTCTTCTTGAGACGAATGTTCTCGTAGTGGGCAGCTAACTCGTGGGCCGTCACTTGTTGCTTGGTGAGCTTCGCAAACATCCTGTCGTTGTCTTCCTTGTTCATGTTCATGGCTGGTAGGGTAGGAATTTCGTGATGGGCCTGTCAAACATCATCGGGCAACGTCCCGTGCCATCGCTGCGGCCCTTGGCTTGGATGGCGTCAACGTAGATGAAACGGATGTCGTTGTCCGTGAGCTGCTGCATGGTGCCGTCAGGACGATGGTCGGGAGCGTGCAGGAAAATCACCCTGTCCGCATCCTGCTCAAGGTTGCCGCTCTCGCGCAAGTCGGAGAGCCTAGGCTCCCTGTTCTCACGCTCCACGGAACGCCCGAGCTGGGCCAGCAGGATGACGGGCAGCTGGAGCTCAATGGCGAGGTCCTTCATGGCCATCGTGAACCTGCCCAGCGCCATGTCGCGTGTCTCACCCCTGTCCTGCTGCGCGTCGTAGCGCTGGAGGTAGTCGATGACGATGGCCTTGGGCTTGATGATTTGGGCACAGGCCTTGGCTCTGGTGACGATGTGGGACAACGTGCGGTCGCGGTCGTACACGTCCACGGACAGGGAGCGGATGCGCTTCAGCTCGTCCCCAAAACTGGCCATGTCGGCATGGCTGGCCTTGTTGTTGAGGATGTCGCGCCAGCTCACGCCCGTGTTGGATTGGGCAAAGAGCGGGGCAATCTGCTTCACCGTCATCTCACGGCTGAAGATGATGACGCGCCCGTCCTTGGCCCAATGCTGGGCAATCTGGCGGGCGCAGCTGCTCTTGCCCATGCCCGGTCGGGCGGCAATGATGATGAGCTCACCCGCCTTGGCTAGGCCGAAACGTCTGTCCCAGTCGGGCCAAGGATAGTTGATGCCAATGTCCTTGCTGGTGAAGCTGCCGTCCATGACGCGGGCGAGAACACCCGACGCCTCGTCCGCCGCCTCCGCCACCGTCTCCTGCCTGACGCCAGCGTGATGCTTGCTGATGAGGTTGTTCACCTCCGTGGCGAAGTCCTCCACGCTGCCGCTGCGTGTGGCTATCTTCTCGGACATCCGCACACAGGAGGACAGCACCTCACGCATGACGTAGTGGTGCCTCACCTTCTCAATCCAATAGGGCAGCTGGGCCGTGGACAGGGCAAGCTGGCTCATCTCCGTCAGGCCGGGGAAGCCACCCACCTCGTCCAGCTTGTTCATGCGCTTCAGCTCCTCGGCCAAGGCGTAGAGCTCAAGCGGGCGATTGTTTCTGTGCTGCCATTGGATGGCCTTCCACAGCTTCTTGTGCTGCGGAACGTAGAAGCATTCCTCGTCGATGCGGCCTTCCGTCGCCTTTACGAGCGACGAAACGCCGTCCATGAGGATGCAGGAGAGGATGATGCGCTCACCCTCATCCGAATACGGAGCGTCAACTGCGGGGATCGTAGGCATAGCGGTGACGCCAGATGGCGCAGGCATGGAGGAACATTTCAAACTCAGATTGCAACGTGGTGTGGTTGTATTGCACGATGTCCACCCGTCCAATCTCCGTTGTGCTGACGTACAGGTTGTAGCCCACGTTGTCCTCAATCACTCCCCTTCCGCTATTCCAATAAGCTGCTAGGTAGGCGGCAATCTGGGCGGGCTGGCCAAAGCGTGTGGTGATGGGCTCATCCGCTTTGGTCTTGGTGGTCTTGAAGTCGAGCGCACCAAAGATGCCATCGTCGGTGTTGAATAGCAGGTCGCACGTTCCAGCGAAGCCGTGCCGCTTGCACACCACCCGCTCCTCGCTGGCCTTAACATTCAGCCCCATGCCCTTCACCTTGTCCAACGCCGCAAGCGCTGGCTCCAAGGCCTCCGCCTCCGTATGCGGAAACGGCTTGTCCGTAAGCTGCGCCTCAATGTTGGCGTGAATGCGCGTGCCTAGGTCGGCTGCATTGCTCGCCTCATCGAAAGCCTTGTCGAGAATGGTGCGCGTATAGTCGTCGAGCGACTCGTCACCAATGGGCGGCTGCTTGTAGCAAGCCTCAGCCACCTTCATCATCTTCCAGCGATCAAGAGCTGGGTTGGCCACCACCTTCAGGATGGAGCTGACGCTGGGCAATAGCTTCTGCTCCTTCGCGTCCTTGATTGTTGTCGGACGAAAAGGGTTCTTCGCACCCTTCTTGGTCGGCTGCGTATGCGCCGCCATTCCGTCCACCGTGTACCAATGATTACCTTCCATGTTCGTGTTCCTTTGCTTTGGCGCTGTTGTTAAAAAAGGGGCATGGCGGCAACGCCGGACCACCATGCCCCTTACCCACATGGCAAACTAATTCTTAGAACGCACCTTCGTCGTTGTCAAGCGAGGAGGTGGAGGCTTCCGTATGGACGCCACCATTGTTGCGCTCCTTGTACTCCTCGGAAGCCACAATCTTTCCGCTAATCCACTCGGGGATGTTGGCGGGAGGAATGATGGCACCCTCGTCGGGAATGGTGTAGTGGAGCGTCTCGTTGATAGGCTTGACGGGAGCCATGCCCTTCACCAGCGGCACCACACCCTGAATGCGGGCGTAGGTTTTTGAAGGGTCGGCCTTGCCCTGCTTGTGGACGATGTTGAGCTGGCAATTCGCCCCGATAATGTTCTTCAGGTCGAAGCCGTTGAGCTCGTCAGCCGTGAAGGGCTTGCCGCGCCAGCTCTCCAGCACGGAACGGAGAGTGGCCTTCTTGCCAATGCTGGCCGTGTATTCGCTGCTGATGATGCGGGGTTTCGGGCCGTCCTGCGTGTCGATGGTTTCATGGGGAAGCTCCCAAAGAATCATCACCTTGCGGCTCGCACGGAATTGGGGATTGCCCGGGTCCTGCGTGCCTAGGTCGATGACGGCATAACAAACGGCATGGTGCACACCAGCCGGTACGGGATCGCTGTTCTTATTATTACCTGCGTTTACTTTCATGTTTGGGTTTGGTTTTGGTTGCGCCCCAGACGAGGGGCAAAGGAGAGAATGGGGAAACAGGCCTCAACCTCAAGCACAATCTAGCGGAAGCGTGCAGTTTTTTCCGCAATGCGCTTGGGCTGCTTCACGAATTGCTTGCCAGCCTTCATCCCCTTACGCTTTGCGGCGTTTGTGGCCGCTTTCTCCGCAGGACTTAAGGCCTTTAGCGCGGCCTCTGGCAGGTAGCGTTCACCCGTCTTCAGGCTGGGCTTGCCTGACGACGTGCGCCATTTCTGACGGGTCCATTCCTTGAGCGAGCGTTGCTGCGGCTTCATGTCTTGTAGCCTCCTCCAGCTTTCTTGTAGGCCACGGCCAAGAGCTGTGCCTTGCGGGCGCTCCATTGCCCCGCACGCCCACCCTTCGTTCCTGCCTTGATGCGTTCAAAGATGCGCTTCCGCATCGTGGGCTTGGTGTAGACACCAGCCGAATTCACCGTCGATTTGGTTCTCATGGGAAAGAGTCTGTGGGTACGGCCGGTGGAAACACCAGCCTTTTCAGGGAGGGCATTGAGACGCCCAGCCCTGCCCACTCACCAATCTCATCTTTGGTGGAATGATGACACGTGTCACCAAGTCGAAATTCTATCACTCCTTCCATGTTCCAATTCGCAAGCGGACATGGAATCTGATGAAGTCAAACTTGAACTCAAGGGTATGAATCAGCCATACAAACCCATATTGCATGGCCCATTCAGACATATTCCTCTCCCATAGGCAGGAGAAGCTGGGCAGAAGATAGACAGGATGGAGGCGTTCGTACACCTCAACTGGGGTCAGTTTCCTTCTGTTAAGGCAAATGAAGTTGTATGTCCACCTGCGCTTAGGAGAGGTAAGCATACGCATTCTGGCCTTGCGCTCGGCAGACAGTTGCTCCTCCAGCTTGGGCGTCCTGAAGTAGATGTATTCCTCTTCTGTCATGTCAGTTGTTCTCCACTTTGGTGGAGGTGGACTTGGCCACCATGTCAACGTAGGCATTGGCAGCGCGCACTCCATTATTTATCACGCCCCGCCATTCATTGGCCGCGTCCACCACTTCCTGTTGCTCCTTGCACTCTGGAGCTGGGAATCTGGACATAAACCCCTCCATGATTTGGTTGGCCATGATGATTATTTCAGCAAGGGCCAGAGCTTCTTTGTTCGTTACACCAGCGTTGTCGTTCATGTTCATCGCCCATGAGCCAGACACTTTCAGCTCTCCCTTGCAAGCTCATTTTTGAATTTTCTTTCAGCTCTCCTTTTCAGACGCTGGTGATGATGTAGGAATACGGGCGCAGTTCACCCATTGCTGGGTGAATGCATTCCTTTCCTCCGCTGTCTGATGAGAGATGAGGTAGCCGGTATGCTGCCGATCACGCTGGTAGGCCATTGCCCGTGATTGCTCGGCGGTTCACTCCCCGAAGGGAGCCTATTAAGGATGGCTGGTGTTGCTCGGTCGGGCCATCCGCCAGATGATGCAAGAACTCCCTTGCACAGGGAGAGCCGCACCTCCGTCCAATATGTGAAGCCTAGGACGGCGTAGGAGGAACTATCTTACAATGCCTTTGATGATGGTAGCACCATCTCAACGACATCACTCTTGAAGAGGCTGGTGTGAGCCTCCGCTGCCTTGTCTGAGGAGGGAGCCACAATCCATCGCCATCCCCTGCACAACACGCGAGGGCCGTCCTTCTGCTTACGGAACACCCTGTTCCCAGCCATGAGTTTCGCCCTCCAATGCACCTGCCATTTTGTTTCCATGCCGCAACAGGAACACCCTGTTCCATCTTGTCAAATAAAAATCCCCACCCGCTACGCAGATGGGGATTCTCGCCAAGGAGGACACAACTCCTCGGACTATTGAACATGGAACACAACTGGCAGGGCTGACATTCTACCACCGTTTCAAAAAAGCAAGAAGTTTTTTCCGGCTTGGGGTGTGACTATCCCCCGCCCCTCCAGCCAGCGGCCCGCCAGAGCGGCCCAGCGTGGGACTACACTCGGGCTTGGGGTGTGAGAATAGCCGCCGCCCGGGGCCAGCCGCCGACCGACCGGAAAAGAGACCGAGACCCAATCTCAAGAAGGGAAGGGGAGTATATATAAAGCGATATATAAATTCACTATGTAAGGCTATATATAAACCACCCCAGAATTTACATATCGGCCCCGCCCGAGATATGCAAAGAACCGCCGCCGATCCTCCGCCGTGCGGATCGATCCGGCCCAGCCTTCGCCGCCTGTATGTCAAAAAACGCCCGACGGTTGACATACAAGGAAACGAACACGCCTCCGGCCAGCGCCGATCTTCGCCGATCCGGCCCCACTAGGCGCTTGACACGGCCCCAGCCGCCACCCATCACGAACGCCGCAGGGGCACCACGCTCCGCCGCCCGCCAGCGATCCGGCCGGACCCGACACAGGCCCGAGAACCCAGAGACCAAAGCACATGAACACGAACACGAACACCGCCAGCACCGCCACCGTCCGCCGCCTCCCGAGCGTCACGCCGTCCGCGTCGCTCTGCTGGTTCCTCGCCGAGACGGTGCTAGGCAGCGACCGGAACACGTTCCTTCACGGCCCCGCCGGAACGGGAAAAACCTACGCGGCCGCTTCGACGGTCAACCCCTACGGGCCCGCACCCGTCGTGATCACACTCACCGACGAAACCAGCGCCGCCGATCTGCTCGGCTACTTCATCAACGGCCCGCAGGGTTTCGTCTGGCAGGACGGACCCGCAACGGCCGCAATGCGCTCCGGCGCGCGCCTCGTCGTGAACGAAATTGACCACGCCAGCGGAGACGCTCGCGCCGCGCTCTACGCCATCGCCGACGAGGCCGCCACCGCAGCCGCCGCCGGACTCAGGCTAGGCAACGGCGAGACCATCCGACCAGCCGCCGGTTTTCACGTCGTGGCCACCTCGAACCTCAGCGCAGAGGAAGCGCTCACCGGAGAGGGAATCCTTTCCCGCTTCGCCGTGCGCGTGCACGTGAACGAGCCGCACCCCGCCGCGCTCGCCGCGCTGCCCGAGGACCTGCGCGCAGCGGCCCGCGCTTCCTGCATGAACGCCGAGGAGCAGGAGCGCGACACGATGCGGACTTGGCGCGCCTTCGCCGACTTGCGCGCCCAGCTAGGCGACGCTCTCACCGCCGCACAACTGGCATTCGGCCCCAGCCGCGCACAGGCCGTCGTTGATTCGCTCGCCGTCGCCGCCATCTGAAGCCCTCGACACCTCACCATATGAAACGCTCCGACTTCATCACCACCGCCGCATGGCTCGTCGCCGTCGCGGCCCTTGCTTGCTTCACCCTCTACACCCTCGCCACACAATGAACACCAACAACCGACCCATCCCCGAAGCCATCGACGGCTTGCCTTGGCAAGTGACCATCCGGCCACCCCAGAACCACGGAGGCGGCATCCTCTACGGCGTCACCGACCTTCACGGTCACGCGATGACGCTGCCGCCCGAGGAGCACACGTCCGCCCGCTTCGTGCGCCTGCACGAACTCGCGCACGCGAAATGGACCCCGCGCAACATCCCGCCGCACGCCGCCGCCAAGAAAGCAAAGGCCACTATCACCGACGTACAGACGGCCGAAGACCTGCGCATCCAGTCGTTGCTTCACGTTCACGGACTACTCCCGCGAGACCTGCGGCACCGCACGCCCGACGACCTGCAGCGCTTCGCCGCCGCAGTCGCCGAGCACATCACCAGCGGCCAAGCCCACACCGCGCTTGAAATCCTGACATGGGCCCGCGTCGGCTCAGGTGTCGCCGTTCACCGCAAGAAGGGACAGGTGAAGCCGCGCCACCGACTCGCGCACTTGCCCGAGCTTGCCGAAGAGCTGGAGCAGATCGACGCACACGCCCGCGCCCTGATCGACGCCACCGGCAACGTCGCGCACGCTCTCGCCTTCGAGAACGCGACCAACCTTGCGCACCAAATCGCCGCCGAGGCAGTAGAGGCCGCGCTCCCGAAACGCTACAGCGCCAAGTTGCCGTTCCAGAAAGTCACCATCCCGCTTGCGCGCAAGCTGCGCGAACTCCTCGACGCAGCGAAGGACACGTTCACCCAGCCCAACCCATGCCCGCCGCCTGACCAGACGCGCGGCAACGGAGAATGGGGAACGCTGGAGACGCTCCCGCCGCTGCCCCTCAGCACGGCCCACAAGCCGCAAGCCCAGCCGCAACGCAAACGCCTCGCGCAACTTCAAGGCGCACGCCTCGGTTCGATCCGGCGCTTGCTCACCGATGGCCGCGCCTTCCGGCGCGACGTGCGAAAGCCGCAGAAAGGCGGCACGATCCTAATTGACGCGTCCGGCTCAATGGACCTGAACGGAGACGACATCCGCGCAATCCTTGACCGAGCCCCGGCCGCAACCGTGGCAATGTACAGCGGCCACGCCAATCGCGGCACCGGCACCGTATCAGTAATTGCCAAGGCTGGCAGGATGGCCACGGATCGCGAGATTGACCGCCGCCGCGGAGAAGTAGGAGGCGGCAACATCGTCGACGGCCCAGCGCTGCGCTGGCTCGCCAAGCAGGCCGAGCCGCGCACGTGGATATGCGATGGAGCCGTGACCGGAAAAGGCGACAGCCGCCGCCTCAACCTGACACTTGAGGCAAACCACCTCGCCAAGGCCGGCCGCATCACGCGTCACGCCAGCGTGGCCCGCTACCTCGACACCCTCAACACCTGACCACATGGACCGACTGCACAACATGCTCCTCGGCGCGCTCGCGTTCGCCGCTTGCGTGATTCTCGCCATGCTCAGCTTCGCCTTCTATAGGAGCCGAGACGACGACGACAAGCCGCCCAAACCCCCAGCGCTATAACAAGAGCGCCATACCCACCACAGCCCGCCGGAAATGCCATCCGGCGGGCTTTCTATTTCGGCCCAGCCGCTCACCAATCGCGTTCCCACGCCTCATCCACAGGGCAGGGGAGTGCTTTTCGGTCCGCCTGGAGCCCAAAATCGGCCTCCAGGCATCCGAAAGAGGGCAGGGGAGTGGTGAAACAAGGGGTTTCCCCCTGTTTTTCAGCCTCTCGCACGCATCCGAAGGGCAGGGGAGCGCCTTTTCACCCAGTTTCAGGCCTCAGAAAGCACCAAAACGCCCCCAAAACCACCGTTTCAGCACCAGAAACCAAGGGAAAGCGTGCAGCGTCCAAAAATTTCCCTCGCTTCGCTCGGGGATAGGACAGCGGAGCAAAGCTCTCCTCGCTCAAACTAGGGGGAATACATCGGGTAGTCCCTTCGGGACCACCCTCTCGGGGAGAACAGCGACGATCCAGATAGACTCTTTGGCAATTACCAGCTCCACTCAATTTAGACGGGGGGGGAGGGGGGTCAACATCAGGGGTGGGGTGTCACACTCATCCCGTCCACCCAACAGGGTTAAAAAAATTTAGACAGGTGCCCTGTTGCCAATCCTAGACACTACTACTTAAGTGGAGTGTTTTCGTAACACGCCCTATCAGTAGTTTTTGGAATTAGAGGACGGGAGATAGGGGTAAAAAGTTACACACAATTTTAAAATTCCTATTATGGAGACGTAAGTGGCTGATTGATAGTAGGATGGTGGTAAAGATTTCCCAGCTTGTATTTTAGTAATAGCCCTGCTTAGATGTTCTTATGACAGAGGGTACGGCCATTAAGAAGGAGATGATGAAGGCGATTGTTGCAGCCGGGGAGAATCGACGGCTGGTGGAGGCGCGTGACCCGAAGAAGGCGGCTAGGTGCTTGGAGCTGATGGCGGAGGGCAAGCCTTGGAAGGCCATCATGCGGGAGGAGGGCATTGATTGGTACACGCTGGTGGGGCTCAGGGCTAGGCACAAGGACCTGCTGGACAAGCGCAGGGAGATTGTGGCTCAGGATGCAATGGAGCTGATTGAGGGGGCTAGGATGCTCCAGCAGGAGAAGATGAAGATGCTGGCGGAGGATGAGACGGCCCTGAAGAGGGTGAACATCCGCGACCTAGCCATGAGCTATGGCATTTACGCGGAGAAGTTCTTTATGGCCACGGAAGGCAACAAGGTGGTGGTGGAGCATAGGACAGGGGCTCCCAGCCTTGAGGACGCCGTAAAGGCCATAGAAGAGGCCAAGAAGAGGGCCAAGGCCGTGTCCATTGAGGTGGACGTGACGCCCGCCAAGGATGTTTCCCATGAAGAAAACAAAAAAGAAGCTAAAGCTGAAGAAGGACGAGACGTTCGACAAGAAGCAGGTGGCGGGGATGCTGATGGGCGTCCTTGACTCCTTTGAAGGCCTTGTGGCCATCCAGATAGCCTTGCAGAAGCAGGTGGACTTGCTGCGTCAGGACATGGAACAGGCCTTGGGCCGTAGCCGCAGCTACGTCTGGTCGCTTAATGGCGAGAAGCTCGGCTGATGGCGCTTAAGTGGGAAGAGCACCCCATCCTGAAGCCGCCCTCCTACGAGGAGATGGCGGCTCTGGAGCCCAAGGAGCTGGTGAAGCTGTGGAACATCTACCATGAGGCCATAGCCAACGCCCGCAAGGACCCGTACAGGTATGGATGGGTGCTCGACCATTGGCGCATAGCGGAGGAGATGTTCCACAAGCACAGGACGCTCCTCCTGCTGGGTGCGAACAGAAGCGGGAAGACGACGTATGGGGCTAGGGCTGTCGTCAAAGCGGCGGTGGAGAACGACGAGAGCCTCATCTTCTGCTTCAGCCAGAATCAGGAGACGAGCGTGCTGGTGCAGCAGAGTGCCGTTTACGAGTATTTGCCAGCCGAGCTGAAGAAGAAGGCCACGGAAGAAACCCACTACATGAGCTATTCGATGCAGAATGGCTTTGCGAACAAGGGGCTGGTGCTGCCGAACAAGAGCCGGATAGTGTTCAAGACGTACAGCCAATACCAGCAGAACCAAACCATCCTTGAGGGCATGAAGCTGGGTGCCCCCAAGCCCAAGTGGATAAATGTCGGGGCTTGGTGCGACGAATACCTGATGGGGATGGAGCTCCTCGACCGCCTTTACATCCGCTTTGCCACCTTCAACTCCAAGCTGCTGCTGACATTCACACCCAAGGACGGCGTGACGGAGACGGTGCGCTACTACTTGGACGGGGCCAAGACGTTGGAGAGCAGGGAGGCCGAGCTCTTGGACAACCGGCCTGTGCCCTATGTGCAGGTGAACGAGAACAAGAACACCGGCATCGTCTATTTCCACAGCAAGGACAACCCTTGGTCCGGGTATGAGAGCATTGCCGAGCAATGCAGGGCCAAGGGGGACGAGGCCTACACGCTGACAGCGGCCTACGGGGTGCCAACCAAGACGTACACGACTAAGTTCCCCAACTTCTCCGTGGACGTGAACGTCGTGAAGCATGAGTCCATCGACCTGAAGGGCAAGACGAGGTATATGGTGCTGGACCCCGCTGGGCGTAAGAATTGGTTCATGGTGTGGATAGCCGTGGACGAGACGGGGACGTGGTGGGTGTACAGGGAGTGGCCTGACGGCACCTACGGGGAATGGGCGGAGATGCGGGGCGGCAAGTGGATGCCCGGGCCAGCGGCCAAGGGGCTGGGCCACGGCATACGCGACTACGTTGATTTGATTACTGGGCTGGAGGAGCAGACGGCTGATGTCATCTTTGAACGCCTGATTGACCCCCGCCTTGGAGCTCAGAAATACCAGACACAAACCGGCGCATCGTCCATCATAGAAGACCTTAACGACGCTGGCTTGGTGTTCGTTCCGGCACCCGGGTTGGACATTGAGGACGGGCTACAGGCCTTGCAGACGAAGATGGCTTACAATCGCAAGGCTCCGATGGACAGCCTCAACCGCCCCCATTTCTACGTTTCCGACCGCTGCACGAACATCATCTCCGCCTTGCAGGAGTATACGGCGGATGGAGGGCTGGAGGAAGCGTGGAAGGACCCCGTGGATGTCCTGCGCTATGCGGCCATCTCCGACATCAGGCACGTCAACCCCAACGACATGAAAGTGAAACGCTCGGCGTCACAGGCTTACTAAGATGAATAGAATTACATTCAAGGATATGGCCAAGGAGCTCGGCCTGAAAAACCATGAGCTCATCCAGCTTCGATCCGAAAAGCTGTCTGAAGAGGAATGGGGCAAGGACAAGGACGGGGCTTGGTTCACGGAAGAGGGGGCGGAGAAGCTCCGCTTGCACAAGCAGGTGCCCCTTGCCGTGCCCTCCCGCGTGCAGATGATTGTGGTGAGACGCGCCCCCAATCCGCATTGGGTGTACGCCCATTTGGGCAAGACCCATCCTCTGGTTCCTGTCGCCATCAGACCGAGCTGGTGTGATAGGCTTGTCGGCAAACCAATCTACGTCAACATCATCAAGGACGCGCAAGGCGGAATCACCTATCGGCATGAGGCGCTCGGAAAGTGACATCACCCTAAATCCCGAGTGGCAGGCCGAGCAGATGGACCGCCTTCTCGGCTTTGAAATTTTGACTCGCGCCCTTCAGGCCCGCTACCACCCCGTACCCCCGGAGTTGTTGGCGGACAAGGTGGGTGCGAACAAGGGATTTGCCAACAACATCATCGTCAAGATTCAACGCCGCCTGAGCCCTAATGAAAAACGACCAAACTGAAGCCCTTACGTTCGCCTCGGGCAAGCCCGACGTATCGGCGCTGAAGAATGCTTACGAGCGGACGATTGGCGATTTGGATTGGTATTTGCAGAGCACGCGGGACAGCTTCGACTATCGCCGCAACATCTGGCCCGGGAAGTCCAAGGACCTTCGCAAGCACGGGGCCGACGCCTTCCCGTTTGAGGGAGCCTCGGACACGGAGGCTGGCATCATTGACGAGCGCATCAACACCTACGTCGCGCTCTGCATGGAGGCCCTTGAGCGGGCCAACATCCGTGCCTATCCCGTGGAGCTGGGCGACATTGCCCGTGCCCGTGTTACGTCCGCCTTCCTGAAGTGGATGCGTTCGTCCTACATCAAGGACTTCAAGCGGCAGATGGAGCTAGGGGCCAACTATCTCTTCGAGCGCGGCATCATGGTGAGCTACGTCGGCTGGATGCGCGAAAACCGCACCTTCCTCCAGCAGCTCAACCTCCAGCAGATTGCCCAGCTTAGTCCCGACTTGGCGCAGCTGATTGTGGACGGCAAGACGGATAGTCAGATTGCGGAGCTCTTGAAGCAGCAGTTTCAGGGCGTCACGGATGCCCGTGCGAAGAAAGCCATCAAGCAGCTTCGCAAGACAGGCATGGCCGAGCTGCCCGTGGTGCGTCAGTCGGTGAACGCGCCAAAGGTGTGCGCCCTAGCCCCTGATGGCGACGTGTTCTTCCCCGCCTACACCACCGACTATCAGAAGGCCCCTTATTGCTTCTGGCGCGTGCTGATGACGGCGCAGGAGATAAAGAACAAGGTGGCCACGGAAGGCTGGGACGCGGAGTGGGCTGACACCGTTATCAACAGCTTTGCAACGTCCATCGACATCACGGACCCGCGCACCAACACGCAAATCAGCCGTGCGGCGTCCAACGAGACGGATGAGCTTTATGAGGTGATTTATGCCTACCAGCGACTCATCTCCCAAGAGGACAATTCGGAAGGCATCTATTGCACGGTGTTCCATTCCATGCAAACGGGCACTCCCGAGGACCCGAAGTATGCGAAGCACGAACTCCTCAATGGATATGACGACTACCCCTTCGTCGTCACCAAGCTCAGCGAAGACAACAAGCGGCTGTACGAGCTCAACACCGTCCCG